TGTTTTCGACGACCAGGAGAGTCTGAACCTGACCCCGTCGACTGGGCTGATCGGATCCCCGCAGAGCGGCGAGGACGGCGTCGTTGAGGTCCGCGCGCTGTTGGCGCCTAGCCTTCTTCCCGGGCGCAAGGTGCAGGTGCAGTCGCGTGAGGTCGATGGCTTCTTTCGGATCGAGAAGACCACCTTCGCGGGCGACACACGCGGCCAGGATTGGTATGCTGACCTGGAGGTCAAGCCCCTATGACACGCACCCCGAGCCAGGCTGAGATCATCCGCAAATATGTGGACTCGCGACTCGCGGACGTCCATACGATGATGCCCGGGCGGATTGAATCATTCGACGCCGAAAAACAGAAGGCCGATGTCTCGCCCATGCTGAAGCGTGTCCAGGAGGCGGACGACGGTGCGATTGTCGAGGACATTCCGGTCATCCCTTCGGTCCCAGTGCAATTCCCGCGGGCTGGCGGACACATGATCACGTTCCCCGTCCAGCGCGGGGATCGCTGCATGCTGGTCTTCGCCGAGAGATCGATTGACAACTACCAACTTGGTGGCGGCGGCGAGGAGTCGGGCCCTCCGGCTCGCTACTCTGCCGCCGACCCCGAGCTATTCCAAATGCACGATCTGAGCGATCCTGTGGCTGTCCTCGGATGGTACCCGGACACCGAGACGATGGGGGCGGTTGATGCAGACGGAATGGTCCTGGGCAAGGATGGCGGGGCCGTCATCCACATCGCCGACGACGAGGTCAATTTGTATGAAAAGGCCGCGGCCGACTTTGTGGCCCTTGCCCAGAAGACGTACGACGAGATCAAGGCGCTGCGTGACACCGTCGACGGGAACGTAACCGTGTACACCGCGCACCTTCATCCGACAACTGCGCCAGGGGCGCCGACAGGGCCGCCGTCTCCGCCGGTCCAGATTGCGCCAGCGCCCGTCGGCCAGGTAGCAGCCGAGAAAGTCAGGGCCACCTGATGTCAGACTTTAAGCTCGACGGGTTCGGCGAACTCGACCTATCAACGAATGATCTCCAGCTCGTCGACGGTAGCGACGCAATCGCCCAGCACCTGTTGATCCGCCTGCGACTGTTTAAGGGCGAATGGTTTCTAGATCAGCGCATCGGGATCCCATACTACGAGTCAATCCTGAAGAAATCCCCAAACCTCATTGCCGTGAAGGGGATATTTTCTCGGGCAATCACCAGTACTCCAGGCGTCAACAGCCTTGAGGACTTGGAACTCGGCTACGAACCGACTACACGGGCCCTTACGGTGTCGTTCTCGGCGCTGCTGGATGGCGACGACGTTCCGAGAGATTTCAGCCTGGAGTTTATCGCATGAGCAGCTTTGGCGTACTACCGACAGGATTCTCGCAGAAGTCCATCGAAGACATCCTGACAGACATCAAGGCGCGCCAGGTCGCCGCCTTTGGGAGTTCGATCAACACTGGCGGCGAGTCGGTGCTCGGCCAGAACAACGCCGCGTTTGCGGCGTCCGTATCTGAGGCCTGGGAGGTTTTGGCTGGAGTCTATAGATCGTTCTACCCGGATAGCGCATCAGGTGAGGCACTTGATGGCGTCGGCGCAATCACCGGAGCAACCAGATCCCCTGCTACGAAATCGGTCATGGTGGTTACATGTTCTGGCACTCCTGGGACGACCCTACTCACCGGCAGAGTCGTGAGCGTCCCTGGGTCTCTGGGCCGGTTTGTTTCGACAGCGGATGGCACGGTCAATATCGGTGGGGTGGTAGATATCCAATTCGAGTCAGAGGAATACGGTCCTGTTCCGGCCATCGCCGGCACCCTGAACATCGAGACGCCGGTGTCAGGGTGGTCTGCGGCGGCGAACGCATTAGACGCCGATCTCGGAGTGGATCTCGAGTCTGACGAGGAGTTCAGGGTTTCGCGTGAGGCGCGGCTGAGATCTCAGGGCGCGGCCACAGTCGATGCCATCCGGGCTGAGCTGCTTGAAGTCGACAACGTGCTGCAGGCCTACGTCGTAGACAACCCGCTTGACTTCACGGACGGCGACGGCAGGACGGCGCATTCCGTGGAGTCGATCGTGCAGGGCGGCACTGACGCAGACATCACATCTGTCCTTTTCGCGTCAGTATGTGCCGGCATCCGAACCTATGGCCACACCGGGCAGAAGGTGTCAGCGGTCCTGTACGATACGCAAGGGGCCCCGCATACCGTGGAGTTCACGCGTCCAGCCGAGATCGATATATGGGCGGCCGTCGAGGTCGATGTCGTGGCGACCGAGTATCCTGTCGACGGCGACGACCAGATCAAGCAGGCACTGGTGGCCCTCGGTGACACCCTCCTGGTCGGCGACGACGTGATTTACGAACGCTTCCAGGCGGAAATATTCACAATCACAGGTGTTTTCGATGTGCCTGTTTTCACTCTGGACATCGTCTTCCCTCCTGTAGGTGTGATCAACATCCCGATCGACATCCGCGAGATCTCAACATGGGACACGTCGCGGATCTCGGTGGTATCGACAGCGGTATAGGTGAGTCATGGCCGTGATTTACTGGACAGCAGCTTGGCGCAGGTCGTACCACGACCTTGCCGAGACGATCAAAGGGGCGGGCTATTTCGCCGGCCAGGGGCTATGGATCCTGTGCGGCTCCCCGAGCGTCATCCTGACAGCCACGGACGACGACCTTCGCGAGACTCCACCGGTGTGGACCCCGCGAGCGGATGGTGGAGGTAGCGTGCACAACGCAATCTCAGTCAACACCGTACTCGGGATCGCTATCGTCGTCGGCGACTCGAATTGGGTCAATGAATCCACGGATGGCATCACGTGGTCCGGCGTGCAGACTTCGCCGGCCACAGGTGAGAACCTCAGTGCCGTCGCCGGGGGCTACAACAGCTCTGGGTTTCCGATCCCGCACGAAACCGCCGTGGCAGTTTCAAGTACCCCTGGGGGGAAGATATTCGACCGCGGCCTAGGTGGCCTATGGGCGAATGCCGACACCGGGGCAGTGGCCGACGAATTGCACGGGGTCTGCTACGCGCCGGACCTATCTGGATTCGACGACTGGCTCGCGGTTGGCACGGATGGGACGAATGCTCTCGTCGCCACCAGCCTCGATCCATCCTCGCTGTGGACGCGATACAGTACCGTCGAGACGGCAAAGCTCCTGTCGTGCGCCAGGGGCAACGGCCTGTTTATGGCCGGTGGCCTCGCCGGCATCGTCATGACATCACCTACCGGCCTCACTGGGACATGGACGGTAAGGCCGACCGGTGGGGCCGACGACATCGCGGCCGTCAATCATCTCGGCGGATCGTATTGGATCGCCACCGGAAACACCGGGAGCATCTATATCAGCCCTGACGACGGTGTCAGTTGGTCGGTGTCAGCAGCCGTTGGATCAGAAGCCGTCGGTGGCGCCGTCAGCGACACCACCGAAAGGACGACCCTGATCGCCTCGACGAATTCAGGATGGACGAGTTTCGACGAGACCCAGGCCGACCATACGCCAGTCGACCCGCCGACGTCGGAGGTCGTGCTGTCGGAAAACACAGAGTATGCGGCGCAGGCGATCACTCGGCTGGTGCAGCAGTTCAGGGGCTGACGGATGAACGATCTCGAGAAACTACTCACGACATACACCGAAGAGACGCAGGAGCTGGAGACCGCCGCGCAGGAGGTTCTCGTTGACAGGTGGATAGACACCGCTGTTGGTATCCAGCTTGATGGTCTCGGTCAAATCGTCGGGCGCGCCCGTGATGGCACTGGCGATGTCACGTATCGGAAGCTAATCAGGGCTCAAATCGCGCTGAACTTGAGCACTGGCACCGTGCAGGATGTGGTATCCGTCCTGGAGTTTTTCCTCCCTGGCGTGACCCTGATCCTGAAGCAGGAATATCCCGCCGCATTCACGGTGAGCGCCTTGAACGACGCACTGCCGACAAGCTCGGCGACGATCGCGGCTGAGGCGATGGGGCAAGCACGCGCGGCCGGCGTACGCGCTCTGCTGCATTATTTCTCGACATTGCCAATATTTTATTTGGATGGGTACAATGGAGCCACGTTCGACGGACCGTCGCTCTTCACCGCAACGCTCGATGGCAGAGGGTAATCAAAATGGCCAACATCAAACCGGACCGAGTCGCAGAGTGGAATTCAGGCCTGGCAAATCAAGTCGAGCCGACAGCGGGCGAGAAGGTGACGGGGTGGGTGAACGCCGCTGCCGCAAGCTCGTCGTTCTTCAACTGGCTCCAGTACACGGCCTACAGATGGTTTCGCTGGCTCGATGAGAGGCATGACGACGGCGCCACGGTCGAGGACTACACGATCAAGGCACCGGACGCTGCTGCGGCGAACGATGGCGGCGATCTTTTTTTGAAAGGCGGCCTCAGCGGTGCCACGGCCGGAAAGAAGGGCGGGGCATCCGCCATCATCGGTGGCCTCCCGGCGGTCAGTGGTGAGGGTGGCGGGGCAACAGTGCGCGGCGGGGACGCTGTCGGTACGGATCAGGACGGTGGCGCGGCTACCGTGACCGGTGGGCCAAGCACTGGGACAGGCACGGCCTCTGTCGTCATCAAGGCAACGGAGGCTGGGGTCAGCGGAACAGGCGTGAACTCGGCAACCGCGTACCTGGAGGCTGACGGGGCGCTCGAGCGGGTGGCGTCGGCGCGATCGATGGTCATCAACGGTACGTCTGGACAGGCCACCGCCCTGTATGCCGGTGGAGTCGGTACGAACCAAATCGGAGCACATGGAGTCGGCCTGGGGACCGGCGTTGGAGTGCAGGGCAGTGGCGGCGGTGCTGGGTCGTCTGGCGTCTACGGTGTTGGCGGATCCTCAAATGGGGTCGGAGTGGACGGGATCGGGAACGGCACCGCGGCCGGGGTCCGCGGCGCAGGTGGGGCGACCAACGGTGCCGGGGTGGATGGCAGCGGAGCCGGGACCGGGACCGGTGTCACAGGATCCGGTGGATCCGGTGGTGGTGCTGGGGTAACCGGCACGGGAGGCGGGGCGGCAGGGATCGGCGTAATCGGCATCGGCCAGGGTAGCAGTATCGGGGTGTCCGGGGCCGGCGGCACCTCTGGCGTTGGCGTCAGGGGAACCGGAGG